ATTTTATACATTATACAACATAGTATCTCAAAAGACAAGTTTGTTGATTACAAAAAACTTGCAATAACCACCGTTGACTGCTTGTCTTTTTGCTTGACATGAGGCATAATCTACGGTGTTAGGGTTGATGATGAGTAATTAGTGATATGTCTTCTTACTTTCCATCATCTTCTCCATAGCCTCATCAAGAGGATCTTCTTCAGTAGCTTCCCATTCATCCCACTCTAAATCAGCAGAATCTTCAGGATTCACAACAATAGATCGAAAGTGGGGGATCATATCTTTACTCAACTTCTTAATAAAAAGAATATGCGATTTATCAATTATATATTGGGGATCTTCCGATAGCTGTGTGAGAGGCATTGCAGCAAATTTTGTAAACTTACGTCTGCCTTTTTCATCTAGTTCTGGCATCATACGAACTTCCATGGGGTAAAGTAATTTTACAAACTTAGCATCTTCACCATCTAAGACTGCCATGATTTCCATATCATTCATGAGTCTTGCGACGACATAAACTTCAGAACCATCTAGTTGTTTTTCTTTAGTCAAGATTTACCTCCACAATTTTTATTTTGAAATCTTCTTCAGCATATGTTTTATATCTTTCAGAAGCATGATTTAGAGTATGGTTTTTCCAAGACTTCCAATGTAAATCATCTGCTAAATCATAAAGATCGCAAGATTGTTTACCCTCTTTCAATCTCAACCCACGTCCAATGGATTGTAGATTTCTAATTTTAGATTTTGATGGTGATGCAAAAATAATATTCTCAATAGATGGAATGTTGATACCTGTACTGAATGTTCCATAACTTGCTACGATTATACAATCTTCTGCATCACGAGCAATTTCACGAATTTTTTCCCTTTCAGATACAACCGTTTCCCCAGCGACAAAGAAAACTTGTTTCCCAATTTCTTTGGCTTTTTTATCAATGTCTTCGTATAGAGGTATGCCATGTTTTTTGACATATTGAAATAAAACTAACGTGTTCCCTTTCTGCTTTACAGCAAGGTTACGAATAAACTTATTTCGTTTTTCGTTTTTAACAATGAAGTCCATTTCATCTTGATATTGTGCACGCTTCATTGTCTCACGGATTTCTTCTGGGTACTTTAACATGATACAAGTAATGTTTAGATCTGAAAGACGCCCAGAGTCCATCAACTGTTTGGTGGTTGTAACCTTATAGACTGGTCCAAAGATACCTTCCAAAACCAAACGGTGAACCTTTTTATTATCTAGCGTTCCTGTTGTTCCAATACGGTATCGTATGTCATCCATTTTGCCCATTATGTCGGTTAGAGATTTCGCTTTGAATTGGTGTGCCTCATCTCCAAAGATAACATCAAACTGTCGGAACCATGCTTTAGGTTGTTTGTATATTGATTGCCATGTTGTGATCAGCACGTCTTTGGTAAATTCTTTTGGGAATCCACTGTATAATTTCTGACAATATTCTTTAATTTCAAAACCATTTGCTGATGAGTAATCCTCGAAATCAGCATACATCTGCTCAACCAATGATGTTGTTGGAACAATAATTACACATTTTCTGTTTTGTTCGAGATGCCATCGTAGAGTTGCATAAATGATGAGTGACTTTCCAGAAGCTGTAGGTGATAAGAGTAAAACACGTTCTTTGTTGATGGCACTGCTGATGGCATCTTGTTGGTAATCTCGTACCGTGATAGGTTCGTTTCTGGATTGAGGATTGAGATTGGTGATCCATCTCCCCAACTCATCGTCACCGATTTTAGGTTGTACTCTGAGTTCATCGGATATTTGTAGTTCATATTCATTCCTTTTACAAAATTCTTGGACATAGTGAAGTAACCCAACATAAAGAGTTTTTCTGACTTGATCGTAAAGACGCACTTTACCATCCCACAACCTTGCTCTATATTGTGGTGTAAATCTTGCTCCTGGATATTCGTATGTGAAGAAGTCTACTAACTCTTGCTCAATTGAAGCATCGCCAAATACACGTACATACACATCATCTAGTTTTTCAATTTTAATCAATCTTACATTCCTGCTAAGAATCGCTTCCATTCAACAGCTGTTTTGATTTGCCAGTCACGTGCTTTGATTTGCGTCATGATGGACTCCAGCTGATAAATCATTGCTTCGAGATATTCGATTCGGATTTTGATTTTGTTCAAATCCTCATCGCCTTGTAAAAATTCATCCATTTCGTTCTTCAATGGTTTCACGCCTTGCCATTGTTCCCACCCAAGATCGGATAGTTCTTGTCGTGATAGTTCACCACGATATAAACGAAATTTCTGTTTACGGAGAATGTTGTGATCCGACTGAAGTTTTGTGTGCTTCAGTTTGGTATTCATCAACAGTTTTAGGTATTTTGCGTGGAGTTTTGGGGTGGCTGTTGTAGTTTCACCGAGATAGTTATCATCGATTTCACAGTCCACTGCCCACATGTCTAAGATTTCATCAAGTGTCATAATATCCTCATTATATTAGTTAGGGTATCTTGTATTATACCCCAGAATTACAAATTAGTCAAGAAATTTATAATATGCGTATCTTAGTGACATATTACCTATTAGATAGGTTACGTCTGAATTTCTGGATTCGAATGTTAGTGAATCAAGACTTGTTGGGAACATATCATAAATCGCAACAGTTGTTGCTGGTTTGTTATTAGAATTTAGGATTTCCAAAGTAGCATCTGATGTCATTTGTCTCAATTCTGAAGAATTGCCGATAAAAGATCCAGGAGCAGTTCCTGCTGAGATTAATCTCTGATACTGTTCATGCTCTTGTGGAAATGCTAGACCAATAATCCAATTATAGATTGCCTTGTAGTTTGACATATCTTCTGAAATCAAAAATTGAACAGACAATGTATCATACGTTAGTGATTCTCCAGGAACAGGAGTTACATTCAGTGGGTTACCAAAATCTGGTGCACCAAGTAGCACTCCAGGAAGATTAACCGACTGGCAAAAGAACGATACGTCTGGTAGTTTGTCAATAGCAAACCGAAACCCATTAGGTGATAATGGATTGATGTCTGCTGGAATTGGGCAAGATATAGTGCTCATTTAAGTCCCTAAACTGTCATTACCTATTATTTAGGCATAAAAAAAGGGGGAGCAATTGCTGCTCCCCCAAGTCAGAACCCTTAACAGGTTTCTTATTTTAATTTTGATTACATCAAGTTTGTTACAGCTACACGACGGTAGTAGTAGTTCTTGTCTGCAGTCAGGTTGTCTTCGCCAGAAGCACCATCGTCCAAGTTGACGAATGGGTTTGCTACAAGACCGTAACGAGTCTTAAAGCCAATTTTTGGCTGGAAGCTGTTAGGATCTACAGCACGAACCAACTGAAGTGGCACGTATGGGCAGTAGAACAGACCTGCGTCAAACGCAGAAGTACCTTTGTAACCAACTACGAAGAACTGGCTGTCAGATACGTTTGCAGAGTATGGATCAACATACACTTTGTACTTACCGTTAAGAACACCAGCGAAAGTAGTAGAAGTATCATCTACATTCAGACCAGTGTTAAGTGCAGGAGCGTAGTCAAGCACACCAGCCATAGCTAGTGCAGAAGCAACATCAGCAGAAGTGATGATGATGTTACCACGACCACGACGAGTTTCTTGACCAACAGCGTTTGCTTCACGCTCGATTTGGAACAACAGACCTTTGAATTTCTCAACAGACCAACGACCATTTGCGTCTACGTCTAGATCGAAAGTACCAGCAGTTGCTGTACCAGCTTGTGCTCCAGGCTTAGCTGTTTTGTACACTGTACGAACAACTTCACGGTTGATTTCAGCAAGAATCTCATGAGAAAGAATGTTGCTCAATTCGCCTTCTGCATCAAGACCATGAACAGATTTCATATCTTGAGCAAGTTCGATTGAGTATTCTGCTTTCAAAGCACGAGTCTTAGCAGTTACTGAAGTTTTCTCGATTGAGAAAGCCATAGCACCGAAAGAACCATCACCTGTACCGCCTTGACCAAGACGCTCACCAGCAGCAGTAGTCATACCAGTACCAGTAGTAGCAGTTGCTACATCTTTACCGTCACCAGCGTGTGTACCAGTACCTGAGAAGTCTGTATCAGCTTCGTTGAAAAGTGCTTCAGTACCACCTTGAGTGCTGTAACGGCTCTTCATTGCGAAGATAAGACCAGTAGGCTGAGTCATTGGCTGAACACCAGCGATATCATAAGCGATAAGCTGAGGCATAGAACGACGAACCAAAGAGATTAGGATTGGATCGTAACCAGCGACTGACTCAGCC